ATCTTGGCGTAGATCCGTTTGGCAAGGTTGATCGGGAGTTCGAACTTGATGATCGTGACGTAGGCCCGCTGAATGTCACGATCCCGAGGCATCTGCACGAACGTCACGTCGCTGGGATCGAGCGCCGACAGTCGGATGTCGCCCTTCCCTGGTCCCCAAAAGTCCTTGTCCCACTCCTCGTACCAATACCCGGTGCCCTTGACGATCGCATTTTGGAGCGTCGCTCGGTGCGCTTCTCCTGGAAGCGCCGTCAAATACCAGTCCTCGTCCAGATCCGTCAACATGTGGGCCATGTCGTAGAGGCTGTTGTCCCACATCACTTCGAGTTCGCCTTCGTGCTTGAAGGAGGCGAGGGAGGCGACGAGCTCGCGGGCGATCCGTTTGGCCTTTGGGTAGACCGTGTTGGACATGCTGGAGGCTTCGACGACGTTGTCTGCCTCGTCCATTAGGGCTTGGGCGCTCTGCCAGTTCTTCGCGGGCTTTTGGGCAGCCAGCCAAGCCTCACCCTCCTGCCTCGCCTCCAGGAGCCAGCCGTGAATGGTGCCGCCGTCAGCACCGTATTGCGGGATTTCGTATTGGGACGGAGCCATCAGCGTGTTGACTCTCTCGCCGCTTCAGGATGTGTCCTGAAAAAGTGATCGCGATTGCTTACCTGAATAGCGAAGGCAAAGTCAGCTTCCACAAGGCGCGTCGTGTGCTCCTCGCTAAAAAGATCGACACTAAGACAGTCCAGACACTGAACATACCAAGGTCTACCGTGAATGCAGACTGCCTTACTTTTGTGCATCAGTGAAGTTCCTTTTCGAGAAGATGCTTCCCGCCAGTAGACAGTCGCACGTATCGCCATCCGGCTTTTTGAAACAATACCCTGGATTTGCACTCAGGATCTTGGTCGGATCGATGTAAGTGTAGGCCCGATTTGGCCCCCACTTTAGCACGGCGTGCCACTCGGCCTCCAAAATAATATCGGAGGACTGCCTGGCTGACTCGTTCCGAAAGATGCAATTATTGAATCCGATCTGACCATCGAATCGCATCGTCTGATCTGGAAACATCCATACGAACAAGACGCTTCCTTCGGCATTTCGAAGGACCAATTTTTTGCCGTTGTAAGCGAACTGTCGAGCTCCGACTGTGCGCCTTGAATAGTGGCGATCCGCAAGGGCCGCACATTCGTGATCGAACGGCGTGGTTTTCATGAGGCCATCGACCAGCGGCAGTAGCATCAGTCGCGTCTCCTTCGGCCATCGGTGTCCCTGGACTCTTCCCGATTCGACCTATCGAAAGAATACGCCTGATTATGGAATTCCGCTGAACTGGCACGATCTTTCGGTTTGTTGTCGTTCCGGCGCATGACTTCCCGTGCCAAGGATCTGCCACGTTCGGACATCTGCGGCATGACCCGCCGGAGTTCGCCCCGACTCACGCGCTCCCGTTCTTCCCGACCCCGCTGCTTCATCTCCACGGCCCGTTGCGCTCGAGCGTACTCGTGCTTGTTCATGTGGGATTCGAAGCGCCGCATTTCAGTCGCTCCACGGATCTCCACGCGCTCGAAGCCTTGCTTGTTGTAGTTATGCGCGGAGAGGCCGCCAGCGTCTCCTGGGAACCGATACGAGCCGTCTTTGGCCCGGTAGATGATCACGGGATCCGGGCGCCACTGGACAGCCTTTGGTAAATGGATTTGCTCCGTCTCAGCCCCGCAGTCTGGACATGGCGGAGTCGTCGGGTGCATGGCCAACGGGCGCATGACCTCATTTATTTTTTCGCAGGCTGTGCAGCGCACGTCGATTAGGGGCACCCCTGAAGCCTTTCGAGTGCCCGCGCCAGCCGGTATTGAGCGCGGGCGGTGATTTCATCCCTATTGACGACTTCGTTGATTTGTTCTCGGTATTCATTCGGGAATTGATCATCGAGGATCGCATCAAACACTTCGTTCCAGCCTCCACATATTCTGACCAACATACGAAACGAAATATCCGTGCCGTAGATAGCTTGATTTTCATGAATGTGCGCCGGAGTGATGACGATCATCGGAATCCTCTCGGCATCTGCCGATTCACGCAAGCGGAGTCACTGGCATCGCGGCCTCGTATTGATCGAGCCATTCTTTTCCCACCCCTACAAGACGCTGCACCTCAACTGACATGTGTGGATCAAGAATCAAATAGGCTGGACGTTTACTCCCACTGGCGACAAGAACGCCATCGGGAAGATCAAATTTCGCGTAAATATCCGCTTGCCTATACCGACAGGACGCGAGAACTCGATCGCTTTCTTTGGCCAGCGCCACGAGTAGTGCGACGACCATCCTCTTCGTCGCCTTTGAACACTCGATCCTAGTGGGTTCGTCAGCCCAAAACGTTGCCGAAAGAATGAGTTCCATCAGAGAATCGCTGCACAGCGACCCTCTCACGATGGCAGCATGATCTTCCGATCGGATATCAGCCATTGTTACCTGAACCCCTTCGGCATCTGCCTATATTGTCCTTGGGTCATTCTGAATACCGGCCGCTGCGTTGGCTTTCCATTTGGCGTGGGCTTCTTCCTTTTCTCTTTGTCGATCTGCCGCACCTTGCGTGCTAGCCACGATTTCGATGTCGAAGAACTCTGCTCCTGGTTCTTTCTCGCGCATCGCTTGCCATCCTTGGTACGCCGCATCTTGCGCGTTGACAGCTTCGACGAACAAGACACGACCGTAGGATGTCCAGTTTGGCCGCTTGAAGTTGTACAAAACTTTGTAGATCACAACGGTAGTTCCGGAAAGCGATCCAGTCGGTTTAATCCATTTTGCATGTGAGCAAGGCCGATGTCAGGCCATCTCGAGACGTAGGTACCGTCTGTTGTCCTTGCACCGATACGGCGTGCCCAGCGGAGACGTTTCCAACTATTGACTCGCCCAGCATGGATTGGCACGCCACGAGCATGAGCATATCCGGCCAATGTGTGAACCTTAACAGATAACTTAAACTTCGTCGTTCCACCAATGAACAAGACATCGAATCGGCCCCAAGGTGTGGTACTTACGGTCAACCCGTCTTGGGCGACAAACGCCACGGGATAGCCATACCTTCGTAATCTCGATTCCCAAACCTCGAACAGCCGAATAGTCTGTTCTGCGTCTCCTACCACGTCTGGGGCAGTAACAAACAAGCACCCGCGAAGTCTGAGACGATGGCAGTTATCCAACAGACGGAGATATTTACGCTCATTGAATCTCTTAAACGCACTGTTGTCTACCGCCCATGGCCGATCGTCTGTGGGCGTATTTCCAGCCTCAGCCGTAAACAGTCGCCCGAATCTTGAATCGTCTAATTTCCGCATCGAAGCGGTGGCTCCAGAGACGAGGCACATCATCTGAAACCCTTCGGCATCTGACGATTGACGACCCTCTGAAGTCCCATTGGCCGACCTCTTCGCCCATAGGCGATCTGCTGCGCCGGCACGAACGCCCCAGTTTCCTGCGCGCCCGGTTGCCAGATCGGATACTCCACCATGTCGGGGAGTTCTCCGCCAGGCAGGATCTCCACCTTCCGACGCGCGAACAGTTGATTCGAGTCGCCTACATGGAGCGAAAACAGCGGGAAGCCAATCGCCATCACTCGATCATCCAAATCCCCGTAGGCCGCTTTCATCTTGGCGATCCGTTCGTCTTTTTCAAGGGATTCGAACTCCTGCACCAGATACGGACTCGGAATGTCGATGGCCTGCTCGTCAAAGCACGTCAGGAGCATATCGAGCATCTGTGGCCGGAACCACACGTTGGTGTAGATCCCAAACTTGGCGACGTCGATATCTTTCGTCGGAATCTTGTTGTCGTACCGCTTCCACGGATGGAAATTCCGCCAGCCCCGCTTTTGGAGTTCGTGCTGGCAGGCTTCCCCGTTGCCCCGACACTCGATACAGATCCGACATTGGGATCGTTGTCCAGTCCGCGGATTCACGACGGAGTAGAACGTCGAGATGGCGAGCACCATCGGCCACAACTGAAACGCCTTGATGTAGGGCGACGCAAACTCGGCGATCTGCGCGTCAGGCCGGAACGGACTGGCCTTCCGCAGCACTTCGATGACGCTATTGTCCTTACCGACGCCTTCGGAGGTATCGACCCCAATCCCATAGACCTCGTCGTCCTCTGGCAAATCCCACACGAGGAGTTTCAGGGCCGGATCGAAAGCCGAATAGCCCTCGAAGCGGACGGGCACGAATTGAAAGGTCAGCGGACAGCGCGACAGTAAACTCGCTACCCGAATCGTGATCGGGGGCGGAGCATCAGACCCTCTGAGCCAGTGCCGCTTCGAGATCGAGAGCCCTTCTGGAATCGTGTCACCGATGATCGTGTAGACCGCCTGCGGAATCCGTGTCCGCTCCCGGTAATCGATCAGCACTTCCTGATCGACGACGGGCGTATTGGACGACTGGAACGCGTCGAAGTCGTCGCTCGCCATTTCCGCGAGGAAGATGTTCAGCGTCTTCTTGGCCTTGGCTGTTTCCCACTCCACTTCGTAGAACCACATCTGTTCGCGGGGCATCTGCCAATCTGTACGGTTCTTCGCCAGATATTTCAGAAGGAGCGGATTCGACGTGACGTACTGCCGCGCCCGCTCCGCATGACGAATCGTCCGATCACTTGGTTGCCAGTCTCGAGGAATCGGTCGCTGCCGACGTTCCGTAGGTGACGGGTAGATGTCTGTCCCCACGTACCACGGCAGAAAGAGCGGCATTTGCCGCGACCGCCCTAGCGGCCACTCCTTCTTGATGAGGGTCCACGATTCGTGGAGATAGTTCCCGCGGCCCTCGCCCGTCCCTTCGATGATGCCGAACACATCTGGCGTGTCGATGATCGCGCGCATCAACGCGCCATCGATCAGCCGTTTCGCATCCACCCACTCCGCAATTTCACTCACGTGGTAGGCGTTCGGCGTCGCGCCTCTGGCCACACCGTTGAACTGGTTGCCTGCCTGCACCGTAATGCCGCTGTTGATTTCAGCGAATTCGACTGGCATCGCGTTCTGGATCTTGGTGGCTTTCGGCATCAACCACCACGGCATTTGACTCCAGCAGTAGTCGATCATGTCCGCCATCAGGACCGACTTTGTCGGATCGGCGGAGGCGATGACGGCGTT